CCTCCCTTGGCAAAGGCTTGGGGACCTGCAGGCTCACCGCGGAGCTGATCCACGGCCACGTTCAGCGCAGCAAAGAACTCGGCGTCGAATTCTTCCGGCAGGATGTCGTCCGTGACGCCCTGCGCAAGGTATTTTTGCTTGATGGCCTCGTAGTTTTCGGGGTTGGCCAGAACCTCGTCCACCAACTGGTTGATCAAGTCCAGGATCTCCGCCGGGACATCCATCTCTTCCAGGGCCTGCTTGAACTCAGCTACGGCCTGAGGGTCGGCTTGGGAGGCACTAGACAGCAGCTCGTCAGAGAATTCCTTGGGGGAAACACTCTGGCGAATTTGGTCAAAAGCGGCCATCTGCTCGGGGCTGATGGCCGCTGTCGGTGCCTGTTGGCTCATTTCTGGCAAAGCCATGATCCCTTGTTGAGCAGTGGCCATGATTTATCCCGAGAAGAAGGTTGAGTTCATTTTAGGTCGTTTGGGTGCTTAGCGGCTAATCTCTTCCCAGTCAAGAGAGCCAAGCACCTGATCCCCGTTGGATGCCGCCGTGCAAGCAAGCGTCAGTTCATACGCAGTGGCGGTGAACGGATCGCGCTCCAGTTGAGAAGCGAACAACGCTTCCTTCAAAATGTCCACGCTATTGGAACCCTGATTGGAGCCCTGAAAGAAACCCGTTGCCAGAATCCGACCGGTGCCCACGGTGAACGCCGTGCCGGTGATGTTGTACTCAACTGCGGAGTTTGTGCCTGCACTGACCCAAGTGCCGCCCGTTGTGGTGCCAGACGCCACAACTTCCCACTTGTAGTTGGCGTTGTTGGTAATGCCCAAAATAGATATAGCCGTCAGGATGGCAATCGCGTCAAGGCGGGCTGTCTTCAAACGAATCGACACTACAGGGTAGAACGTCCCGGCAGTGGTCAGTGTGCGGGGACTTGTGATGGTGTTACCGGCAGACAACTGCGCACCGCGCAACTCGTAGCCGCCTTCAGAAATCACGGTCGAGCACACCTGTTTGAGCGTACTTGCGCCGGTGGTCGCCGCCATATTGGTCATCTCATACCGCAGCGGCAAAGAAGCGGTGGTGATATAGGTGGTGTTGACCAGATTGGCGTGGTCAAAGTTGTGGCACGGGACAAATGCCCCGTTGATGATGAACCCGGTGCGTACCGTACCAAGACCAAGCCACTCAATGTCAAGATACAGAATCTGCGCCTTAGAAGAGTCCAGCGTCAGGCCAGACGGACCGGTGCCGTCCAGTGGGTCTTGATTCCAATCTGCCTGGGCAACACGGGTGTTGATCGGAGCGCCTGTCACGCTGCTGCGCTCGACCATGTAGTTGGTTGAGCCTTCGCGTTCAAAGTAAATGCCGTTGGCTGCACCATAGTAGCCCGCACGTTGGCGTAGGTTGGCCTTGGCAGTGCCAAACACAAACGTGTTCATCACCAACAGGCTCTTACCCGGCTGATACGAGAACACCTTGATGGTTTCACGAATGATCTGATCCCCGTTGGCAGTACCCACGGTCAGATTCATCAAGCCTTCGTTTGCACTGAACGTGGCGGCGGCAGTGCCTGTGATGCTGTTGGCCCAGAGGTTGTTGTCGGCGTAGCGGTGGGATGAGTCGAACAAGGTCAGCGGGTTGCTGACCCGCAGCCGCCCAAAGGCGTCTACGTTGGTGCCGCCAATGGAGATGGGGATGGGTGTGGTGGTAGTCACAATCCGCCTCAGTATCGCGTCAAGCCGGTTGAAGTACAGGCGCAGAACGTTATTGAACTGCTCGTGGTAACGCGACTCGTAGTCCCGAGGGGCCAGAGGCAGGTTAGGCGGCGCAGGTACGGTTGCATCTTCGATAAGGAACGTCATCGCCGTCCATCCGGTCTGATGTCAATACGCGGGGCGCCCAACTGCCACGTCGTGCCCAGTTGATTGGAGTCAATCTTGAAGATCAGTTGTCGCCCACGCACGCGGGTGTAAATCTGGCCGGTGAACTCTTCGGTAATCACGTACGTCGAACCCCTGACCACCGGTTTGCCAGAACTGTCGATGCTGCCTGAACCGGAGTTGTACAGCCCATACAGCGTCATGTTGACGGTAGCCGAGCCTGCGGTGGAGTTCTCAAACGTGATGTCGGGCAGCATGCGCCACACGAACCCGAAGTTGTGGCCGTCGCCGATGTCGAATTCAGACGAAGAAATGTTGGCGCTGATGGGCAGCGAAGTTGCCGTTTCGTTGTCGTCTATACCCTGCTCGTGGTTCACGAGGTTGTGGCTGTACGTTGCAGCAATAGGGTAGTCGCGCAGACCCGAATCAAGCCACGCGGTCCTGGCCATCGTGCCGTAGTACCAGATGCGCTCAAGGTAGTTGTAGACAACGTAACGGTCCACTGAGTAGGAGCCCGCCGAGCAGTAGAACCACCAAACTTCGTTGAAGCCTTCGTTGGTACCGGCAAAAACTTGGGACGCCTGACTGGAATTAAAGTCGCTAAAAACGTACCGGCGAACATCGCAGGGCAGCGTCTGCACGCGACCGTCGTAGGCGTAGAACTTGTCCACGCCCATCCAGTAAACCACGCCAGAAGCGATGGCCACGGCATTGGGGCCGACGATGGAGATGTTGTCACCCAGAAGTTGAGCGCCCCAGACGATTGGCGGCTCAAGGTACTGAAGCGAGTACAGGGCCGAGTCCGTGAAGACCACGATTTCCTGACGCGCCTGGATCGCGGTGATGATCTCCGAACCTGTTGACAGGCGTAAGCTGCCCGCTTGATTGGTGGCTACTGGAGTCCAGTCAAGCGCGTCCTCCTGCGCTGACCACCGGATCAACATCGGATCGAGCGTAGAAGAGCCGTAGTCGTTGCAGCCCATCGCAAACACAAACCGATTTACGTCGGACACAAAGATTACGTTCTGTAGGGTCGGCACGTCCGACGCCCCCACCGCAGTGGCCAAGTTGTACCCGCGTGTGGTGACGCCTGTCGAAGCATCCCAGTAATACATGCCCCCGCCGCGCGGGCCAAACACCAAATCCTCGCCCCAGTTCTTTTGGGTCCACAGTCGGATCGGTAAGTCGGTGGCCGTGCCGGTGCCCCACGGGCCTGCACCCCACGGGCCTGCACCCCAGCCAGTGATGGGCACGGAGAAGGCCGCGCCAGTATTGATTTGATATGCCGCAGAAACTGCCGCACCACCGGTGGCTCCGATGGGCACGGAGGAGGAAGTGGTAATGGTGTACGTGTTGACGTTGACAACCGTCAGTTGAAACTCGCCGTTGAGCAGCGCAGCAGATGCGCCGGTCACCCCACTGAACGTCACAAAGTCGCCCGTCACTGCGCCATGCGCAGGGGCGTTGACCGTCACCGTGGTTGTGCCGTTACCCGTAAACGGATCCAAGGGTAGCGTGGTGGTGACGCGCAGCGGCGTGATGTCGTAGTAGGCGCCGCCCTTTTCAATGTAGAACTTGAGGTTGGTGCCCACACCCACCAAGTTCAAAAACCCCAAGGTCACCCAGTTCCACAGCGAGCGGCAGGTGCCAAGAAACGTGGCGCTGGAAATGCGCTGCCAGCCGCCAATCTTCTCCGGCGTGCCTTGACGGAACCGAACCTTGTCGCAGTCATACCACCCGCCTTCGGTGGTGTACCGCGTGTTCTCGCGGTTGACTCCGGGCTTGAACAGGATTTTCTGGAGTGGCATGGCGGTATTTTCCTGTCAAGACAGAAAAAGGGCAATCTCGGCTTCACGGCGTTTTACCAGACCGGGCAGGACTTTGCCACCACCCATCGTCCACTGGCGGAAGGCGTCTGCCGCCCCGCTCCAGTCGTCCCGGTTGGCCCTCATCCTGATCTGGCTGCGCTGAAGGTTGCCTAGCCCTGCATTGAAGGCAAAACTGACCAGAGCGTCAAAGCTGCCTTGACGCCCAGGTACACCGGGAACAAGTCGAAGAACACCACGTTCAAAAGTGACGACGTCAGCGTGGAATAGTTCGTCGATCTCCGTCTTAGTCCAGACACGGCTGTCCTCCGGCTTCAGGGGGAACTCAGAGCGGAGCATCCCGGTGTAGCCTTCTTTACGAACGGAAGGCAGGCGAATTTGCTCTTGGTACAGGACATGGCCGTAGCCAATCGTCCAGATTTGGGCAGGGCAAAGGTAGGGTTTACTCCTAAACCCCTCATACTTGTGCATGAGGTCTTCGCCCGCCTTGCTCAGTTTCACTTCTTACTCCACTGGCGAGAACCGAACCAGTAGCCAATAATCCCCCCGAGGATCGCCATCTCGTCGGCGGAGAAGATCAGGTCAGAGTACAGGATGATGTCGTCCATGCTCTGAATGAGCGTCGGGTGGTTCCAGAGATACCACGCCATAAAGGCGTTGATGGCCACCAACTCAAAGACGAAGATGTAGGTAACCGTGGGCCGGACGGTGCCGGTGTAGTTCACCACCCACCGGGAAGCCTTGTCCATGATCTTCTGGTCGTGCGCCAGAGCCGCTTCGGTCATCCGGGCGTCGGTTTCCATCGCCACCTGCTCGGTGCGAATCTCCTCCATCCGGGCCTGGGCGGCAAAGCCTGCCGCTGCCAGTTGGAGTTCCCGCTCGGTCTGAACCTGGGCCAGACGCAGTTCATGGGCTTGGTCTGCCTTGTTCTGGAAGTATTCAAGCAATTTGGGCAGGCCCGAGAGCAGCAAGCCCCCGAGGGTGGAAAGAAGCGACAGCATCTCAGGCTCCTAGAGCAAAGAAGAACAGAAGCACCCCGACTGCCCCCACGCCGATGGAGGCGTAGAACAGACTCAGGGTGACGGCCAGGATGGCGGCAGAGGACAGGACGATGGCCAGTTGCAGCGCCATGCCGGAATAGGAGTAGTAGGAAGACTTGGCCTTGGCAGCGTCGCGCTTGGCTTCAGCAGCGCGGGCCTTCTCCATGATCTCGTCCATGTCGGCGCGTTGCTTGGTGGCCTTCTGCTCGTTGTTGGTGACCTCGTAGATGGTCGCCCGGACATTCTTGGCCTGATACCACGCCCACAGGTTGTTCGACTCTATGGTTCCGTTGAGAACCGCAGAAGAGTTCCTTCCGGCAAAGTAATTTGTAACAGCAAGGAGTAGAGCAAGCAGGCTAATAGAAACCGCAGCAAGAGCCTTGACATGGGCCTCCCTCTCTGAACGGCTTGCGCCTTCCGGCGGCTTCCTGAAACTCATTGCTGTACCTTGTCGAGTAAGTAGTAACCCACCCCAATCAGGGCGAC